GTACAACGTCAATATTAGCATTTAAACGTGTTTCAGCTGCAGTAACGTTATCAGATACTACATTTATGTTAGCATTTAAACGTGTTTCAGCTGCAGTAACGTTATCAGATACTACATTTATGTTAGCGTTTAAACGTGTATAAGTTACAAAGTCGTTAGCAGCGCTATCAGGTAAGGCAGCTACATTGTCCTGAACTACGTCTAGATTAGCGTTTAAACGTGTTTCAGCGGCAGTAACGTTATCAGATACAACGTTTATGTTAGCGTTTAAACGTGTTTCAGCTGCAGTAACGTTATCAGATACAACGTTAACATTAGCATTTAAACGTGTATAAGTTACAAAGTCGTTAGCAGCGCTATCAGGTAAAGCAGCTACATTATCTTGTACAACGTCAATATTAGCATTTAAACGTGTTTCAGCTGCAGTAACGTTATCAGATACTACATTTATGTTAGCGTTTAAACGTGTTTCAGCTGCAGTAACGTTATCAGATACAACGTTTATGTTAGCGTTTAAACGTGTATAAGTTACAAAGTCGTTAGCAGCGCTATCAGGTAAAGCAGCTACATTATCTTGTACAACGTCTAGATTAGCATTTAAACGTGTTTCAGCTGCAGTAACGTTATCAGATACTACATTTATGTTAGCGTTTAAACGTGTATAAGTTACAAAGTCGTTAGCAGCGCTATCAGGTAAGGCAGCTACATTATCTTGTACTACATTTATGTTAGCGTTTAAACGTGTATAAGTTACAAAGTCGTTAGCAGCGCTATCAGGTAAGGCAGCTACATTATCTTGTACTAGATCGATATTAGCGTTTAAACGTGTATAAGTTACAAAGTCGTTAGCAGCGCTATCAGGTAAAGCAGCTACATTATCTTGTACTAGATCGATATTAGCGTTTAAACGTGTATAAGTTACAAAGTCGTTAGCAGCGCTATCAGGTAAAGCAGCTACATTATCTTGTACAACGTCAATATTGGCACTTAAACGTGTTTCAGCTGCAATAACGTTATCAGATACAACGTTAACATTAGCGTTTAAACGTGTATAAGTTACAAAGTCATTGGCGTCCGAAATTCCAATGACTAATTCACTTTTATTAATCTTTTTAGTTGTATCAGCGTCTAAATCAACTAGAACAAAAACATCTGTATCGGCAAGACCTGAACCGCCGATAGCGTCTAATTGCGTTATTTTAACGTTTGCCATTTAATAAAGTCTCACTTATTGAATAATTAAATTATTGCCGTCTTGTGTCTCTAGTAACTCACCTGCTTGGGTAAGTAAAATGTTTTGTACTCGCTCAAAGATAATTAAAGCTGCGTCCTGAGTAGTAACAAAATCACCGTTTTGGGCAATGAAAGCGTATTCATTTCCTGCATCTACAACAGCTTCCGCTATAGTTTGAGCTATTCCAAAGCTTGTTACGCCTAATCGTAGAGAAAGAGGCATTACTCTCTCTCACTTATATATACGTTTCCTGAAGTGTTCACTGCAATAAAGCTTGCATGAGTGTGATAATCTGTTGTGCTAGAAATTTCTGTTCCTAAAGCTAGGTCGTAAGGAATTGAAGCAGCTAAATAATGAGAAGAAGAAGTAGCAGTTACACTAGAATCACCTGTTTGAAAATACATAGGTTGTGTCGTTGTCACAGTGATCACACGAGTTCCAGTAGTAAAAGCACTACTTCTTTGAGCAGCTGAAGAACTTATTGAAGTTAGTGCTTGAGCGGCACCGTCTCTAAACCTTAAAACAGGAATAGGAGAGCCTGCATCATCTCTAGGTTGTTTAGCCCCCATTAAATAAATCCTTCATTAACTTGTCATAGTTGTTAACTTGAATAGCTACTTGTGGAGATTGCTTTTTAGGTTTCGCAGTCTCTTCTAAATCATTTAAGTGCTTCATCCAGTCTAGTAGGTCACGCTTTGACCAAACTCCAGACTCTAAAGCATCTTGTACTTTTTGTTCAATAACTTGGTTAACAAGCTTCATTCTACGAATACGATTTAAATATCCTTGTGTTACATATACGTTATCAATATATTTTTTTACATCATCTTTATCCAAGACTGCGGCAACGCGATCTTCTGATACTCCATAATCTTCTGCAATCTGCGACACATCACGACCTTCTAAATAATCGTTAGCAATAGATAATAAAACAGGGTCAAGCTTGGGAGTTTCCAAGCTTTTATTAAGAGCATCTACATCATGTCTTGGGGCTAAAATTTCTTGTGACATTACTTTTTCCTTGGACCTCCTGGCTTTGGATTGGCTTTTGAACCGCCTTTGCCTGCCCAAAGAACTTTACGAGCCCAGTAGTTTGCAGAAAATTTATCGTCTTTAGTTAGCTGACCACCTTTTCCACGAATACCAGCACTCCGAGCCATGTAAGAAGAACGAGCTTTTGATGAGTAGTTGTGTCCATAACCTTTTTGACCAAATTCTACGACTTTAATTTGATCACCTTTTTTGGCTAGCACACGCATTTTTTTCTTTGAATTGGCAGGTGCGCGTTTAGGCTTATTAAACCCAGGAAAAGTTTCTCCACGATAGCGCACTCCGCCTTTTGTTCTTTCAGTATCTTTTGTTGTGGCCATTAAAATTCTCCTTTAAAGTAAAAATGCACTACCGCCTCTTTTTAAATCCAATGGGTTTTGTATATTTTATAGGATAACCCAATTTACGTGTTTGTTCAATAAATTTTTCCAAACGTTTAGTTGAAAGCTTTCCACGGAGGGCCAACTTTCTTATACGACGAGCACCGGGTACGTTCATAGGCCGTCCCGGTGCTGTTTTTTTATTTAATACCATTAGAATATTGTCTCCCATTTTAATTTATTTTTAAAGTGCTGTGCTAATCGTATAGCTAATAGTAAATTACCTGGCTGCGTAGCATGATTAGCATTTGTATTTTGTAGTAATTCATCAAATTGAAAATCTTTATCCTCTAATATTATAGCATCGCGACGACAACAATGAGTCAAATGATATTTAGTGTGAAAACTATTCCCCTGTTTAAATTTATAAATAGACTCTTCACTATTCCAGTATAAGTGAACGGTAGAATCATTTGTAAGTTTATCCCACTCTACATAGTCTGAGTAGGGTAAACGAGGCTGTCCAGTAAAGTTGTCAGGTCTGCCTAATCGAGTGTGATAAATAATTGTAGCATCTCTAGGATCATCTAGAGTGCGCTTGAAAAGATCATAACAAAGTTGCTCTGACCCACCGCTTACTCCATAAGTGATAATTTTAGCTTGTAAAAACGTAGCCAAAAACCACATCCAAGAATTTATAGTGTTATTAACAGGAGCATCAGAATTTACTCCTTGAGTATACGCCTTTGCAGCGTCTGCAAAACTATCACCATAAACCAGTATAGTTTTCTTTATACCAGTTTCCGGCACAAAAGTAAAAGGGAGTTGCGGATACCGATCAAGTTTAATTGACTTAACCACCGACTCCCTTTCTATAGGATCGCGTTTTTTTCGCGATTTTACGAGGTTGCTTCACAAATTGACTCCCTTTTTTGGTGCCTTTGCGTTTAGCAGCGTTCGTTGCACGCTTTTCACCAGGAGAAAGAGCTTTCCATGCAGCTTCGGGGAGATATCGCCCACGTTGAGAACGAGGCTTTTTACCTTCCTCTTTAGAGGAATAGCCCCACTTCTGACGAGTCCAAGCTTTTAAAGATTGCTGTGACTTTTTTAACGCCATCTTACTTCTTCTTCTTCTTTTTAGCCAAAATAGCTTTCTGAAGAGCGGGTGGAAGCTTCTTTTGAGCAGCGGTTAAACCATTCCCGTTGCCATTCTTTTTCATAGTCTTCTTTTTTTGATTTGCTTTTTTATGTACCATAATCTTCTCCTTTATTATGTGGGTAATTTACCTGTACAGCACAGAGATGCTGTAACATATCCTACTAATCCTGCTACTACTAGCGAAGCAGTTTGTGGCGAAACATAGGCCCAGGGGGCCTCACTAATCGCCATAGCGAGTAGCGCAGCAAGAGCACCAATTAGCGCGGCTTTATTGCCTCCTACGCCTTCTCTAACATCGGGAATAGCCCAAAGAATTTCAACAAAATATGCACACACAGCATTACATTCTGTAGCAATGACAGCTTGATCAACGGCACCAGCGGCAGCTGCAGCAGCTGTTTCTGCGCAAAGAGGTGCAAACATTGCTGTGGTTTCTTCTTCTGTTGCTGGGTTGTTTAGTGTGGCAGCAAACGCTCCTGAGATGGCAGCGCTTACAGTAATAGTGCAGATGTTCTCTGCTAGATATTCGCCCATTGCTACAAGATCTTTGCCTACAGCTTCAGCACCAGCTTCAAAAGCTAAACCTGCTGTTACACAACCTGCTGTAAATTCGTCACAGCCAATTTGAGCACCCTGTGCTGCTTTGTTCCATGAATCTACTGTGCTTTGTGTGGCAGGACGTAGCACTTGACTGTTAATTGTATTGATAGCATCTGTACATTCTTTAGCAGTTGCATTGGCAGCATCTGTTACTCCGTCTGCTACTGTATTAGCAGCATCTACTGTACCCTGGGCTACTGTATTACCTACGTCTGTTGCTGTATCTGCTACTGCGTTGCCTACATCTGTTGCTGTATCTGAAATAGCGCCACCAACTTGTTGCCAGCTTGATTTCTTAAAAGGATTCCAACCCATTACTCTGCCTCATCCCAAGGGCAATCAACAGTCTCTTTCCCCTGTTTCCAATGAAGTTGCTGTGTAATTTGTTCTTGAAGACCTTCAACGGTTATTCCTTCTGAACTGGTAATCCACTGTAAAACCATTTCACGAGGAACCTCGTCAAAAGGAACAAAAGTGTCAGGCTCATAGATACCTGTGGAAGTTGAGCCGTGTACCCAAGCCTGCTTGCCATCTTCTTCACCGATATATTGCCAATGAACGACGCGAATTACCCCCTCAATGTCATTAGTATCTTCATCTTGTAGTTCCGGGGACACTTCTATAGGTCCAAGGTTCCAAGTATATTCAATTGTCATTTTTTTTCTCCTGTAGTAGTAATTTTTGACACTCTTCATTATGTAAAGCGATCCAGTAATCTGTAAATTCTTCACACTTTGCATTTGAAGCGTATCCTAGAGGACGTAATAAAGAATCTCCAGCAGTTTTTATAATATCTTGTAAGTAAGCTGCGTGATCATGGTATTCCCAAATTCGAGGGAAGTTGCGAATGTAATGATTGTCCCATGTATGCATATGTTCAGGTGTATAGTATATTTCAAAAAATTCTTCAAGACTATTACAATGAGGCCAATTACAGTTTAACCCAGCCTGTTTATACCAAGATAAAGTTAGTTGAGTTGTCAAGTCTGTATAAACCCAAATTGAAGTCACATTGTCCATAGTCTGCACACCTTTTAATTGTACTGCTGTAGGATTACAAATAAAAAATAATTTATGGTCGATATCGCTCGCATAAGTTTCTTGATTATTAGGCCATTGTTCAGTAGATTTCCATGTGTCCATTGACTGAATGTCCCAATGTTTTGACCAGTCAGGATGGGGAAGCCACCGATAAGGCGTTGCCAGCGACAGTAAAGTTAATGCGTAAAACCCCCCAGAGCCTCCTGTGTAAAACAGACATATATCTTTCATTTTTTAGCTTTTTCCACGATTTCCCAAGTCCTTTTTCTTACCTTTGTAGGGTCCTGACTTTCTCGCAATTAAACCTCGCGCTACAAGACGCGCTCGGTTCGTAGAACCGATAGCCTTACCCGCACGATAGTTGCGAAGTAGTTTAGCATAATTAATTTTAGGCTTGCGTTTAGCCACGATAGCCGCCTCCGGCGCGTTTATAGGCTGACGCCAACATCTGAGCTTTTCGGGCCGACCATTGACCAGGCGCACCACCTTTTGAACCAGCTTTTATTCTATAAAAAAGCCGTTTACGAAGTGCAGGCTTGGTGTAATTGCCCGCAGCATTTACCTTGCTTTTAGATTTTTTTGGCATCATTACCCCCAATCTGGCCAGTGTTTGGTATCTTCACAACGACATGTGCCGCAGGCACAAGCCTCATCTTCTTCAAGATTGTCGCAAACAATCACATCACAATGGCATGGATGATTACAATCTTTACACATTACTTTTGTTCCTCAAGAGCCTTTGCTTTTTCTGCGGCATCAAGACGACGAATTGCAGCAGCTTCATCTTTTGATCCCCAACGTCCAAGACGATCAAGAACAGGTTGAGGAAGGGACCCTGTTGCAGCGCAAAGCCAAGCTCCTTCCATTGGTCCCCAAGCGTGTACTTGTCCGTTTGAAACCCACTGACCTTTTTCATTATAATTACAAGGTGCAGTGTTAGCAATGGCACCGAAGGTGCCCAGCGCGATTGCACTTGCTCCAAGTACTGTTGAAATTAAAATAATCTTTTTCATTTTTAATACCTCCATTTATCTATAATAGTTACTTTGATAAAATTTGTCCAATATTCTTTTTAAACTGCAGCATCCTGCTGATATCTAATAAGTCCATTTATAATAACAACGCCAAAAGGAGTCATTAATCCCTCATCCGTTTCTGTTGAGGTAACACGAGCATCTACAACCTCAAATGATGCAGCAGAGGACACGGTATTCAAAGATTCAATAACAAACTCAATATCGTCTGCTAGATCTTCTTCAGCATCAATAGTTGACTCATCTCTAACATAAGCTCTAATTTCAAAAGCAAAAGTTCCAAAGCGAACTCCTCTGCCAATTTCAATTCTATCTTCAGACCCAGATGTTACACATAAAGTAGGAAAATCATTAACTTCATTTAAATATTTCATACTACGAAATACGTTGTTAAATACATTTGACTTATAAGTATACCCATTACGAACAGGAACTGTTCTAGCATCCTGTTGTCCATTTATTCTTTTTAATTCAGTTACTAAAAAGTCAATTATTTGTGTTCTACGACTCATTATACATTTCCTTTAATAACTCTTTAGGAGTTAAATTATTTAACGTCATCTTATTTACTATTGTTTGCCTAAAAAGTCTTCTATAAGAATAAGGAGTAGGAAGAAGCGTCCACCAGATCATCCATTTTTTTGCTTGGCTCTCTGTACATACAATTAATTTATTATTAAGCCATTCAGAATATACTTCCCATTTAGGGGCTGAAACTTGTAAATAGTCATTATACTCAACTTGAAATTTATTTGGTATCCAATTAGGGTGCAAAGGACAAGACAAATCTAAGCATTCTATACCATTTTCATCTACAGGAACCCCATTAGCGCTATAAGAAACAGGAGGTAGTCCTGGATGGTAATAGTTACCTACATTATTGTCACTAAAAATATCTGTAATATAAAGTAAAGGACCCCACTTAAATTTTGTGGATGGTTGTTCCATAATTTTCCCCTGCTATAACTTCTCTTATTTGAATCCTATGATATTTTTCATAAAGCTTGTTTGCTAATCTGAGATAGTGTTCTTTGCTATTCATCTCACATTTATCTTGTATATCATCTGAAATTCTATCATATGTATATGTTTTATGGCTTCTTATATAGTTAATAAATTCTAGATGAGACTCAGCATCATTAATTTCAAAAATTTTAGACTCGGCATCTGTGGTAATTTTAACTGTAGTTCTAAAATCATTTAAACTATTCATTTCATAAAAATAAGGGTCAACTTCTATACAAATTGTACGGCCTAAGTCTTTTATATATAAAACTATTTCATAAAACAAAACCAGATCCTCAAACATATTGGATACTTTTGTAATTCCTAGAAGTTTATATTGTTCTGTTTCCAAAATCATTTTAGAATGGTATCATGCCAGGGTAACCCTGTCAAGATTTCTCTTGCGGATTTTCAAAAAATCCTGTCACGAGTTCGTGCGGGGGTGCGCATCGGACGCGGTCAGGATCAAGTCCTAATAACCGCCCCCTTGTCAAGGGTTTTTTAATGCACCGTCTCGAACCATGTTTCGATGACCGAGGGCATGGCGCGGAAGGTAACGCCACGATTGCCGCGCATCTCAATGACGACATCACCCCGAGCGATGCTATCAACGAAGCGAGAGGCGATGACCTTGCGGCAGACTGCCATGCGGTCGAAGGTCACCGTCTCGCCTTGCTTAGTCGCTTTGACCATTGCAAGGTTCGGCATCTTTTCCTCGATGCGAGCGGCCAACTCCGCGACGGTCCAGCCAGCAACCGCGACGCCTGCGACCGTGACGTTGACCGTCGAGCCGTTCACTTCAACGCCGTGACCTTTACCATTGGTGACGCCGTGGCGCACAACCGTGGAACCGTGCGCGGCCTTGAACTCGGAGGCGCTCGTACCTACGGTCGGCGCGAAGGTGAAAACCGTTGTCACGCCGTTGCCGTGGTGAACCTTGGCCTCGGTGTTGATAGCGGCGAAATCCGCGCCGCGATCATTGCCGACAATCTCGCCAACCATGAGGGCTTCGAACAACTCGCCCACGGCTCCGGCGCTTTTGCGCGTGACAATGTGCGGCTGGCTGGCGACGGTGGCGAAGCGGGCGGTGAGGTCTTGGAAGCTGTTAATCATTGGTTTGTTCCCTTGTTTAATGATCTAAATATAAGGCTTGTCACAACAGATTGCAAGGGGTTAGATGCATTTTTTTTAATTATTTTATCCTTATAAATCAAGGGGTTAGTTTACCTCCGGGCCACCCGTAACCTATTGATATATAAAGGTTTTTTACTTAAAAAAAAATGATTTTTTTCGCTCAAGGGGTTGACATTGAGGGTCGGAATCACTATATTATATGTATCAACAGAGAAAAGAAACATCATGAAAAAAATTCGTAAATATGAATCCTTTGCTGGACCTGTAACAACAACTTTCGAGTTGGTCCGACATGAAACATTCTCGACAATTCGCATCGTCGAGCAAGACGGAAAAACTCTAAAGAATAAATGGGGAGGTTATAGCATCCTTCACACTGGCCAACATGATTACATCAACCGCAAATGGAAGGCGATCTAATGAACAAAGCACTCGAAAATGCCCTCATGCAAATGGCGGCGCTCAATTCACCTGAAGCGGTTATGGCTCGCCATAATGATATAATGGCCGCGCGTTCGGCAGAAATGAGGGCCAGCCCTCGCGGTCGGCACTTCATTGCCAAATATGGCGATCCAATAGACCAACAAAATAAATTGCCAAAACGCGATTTTTTTGCCTAGCAGGGGTTGACATTCGGTCCCACAATCCCCATATTATATATATATCGAAACAGCAACAAGGAATTGAAATCATGATGACACGTAAACACTTTGAGATCGTAGCGGAAGCCCTTTTAGAAGCGGCTGTTGATGTCGAGCAGGTTCGCTCGGTTGCTAAGGCTCTTGCGGAAGATAGCGGGAACCCTCGTTTCGATCAAGATCGTTTCGTTCTAGCTGCAATGAATTGGGAGTAAGGTAACCCTTTGAAAACAAAGGGAAAATCAGCGCCCGGGCGCCCCTTAACCTATTGATATATAAAGGTTTTTTCTATTATTAGCGCCAGCTAGATGCGAATGATTCTCAATTGCAACGCAACCACGCTTGGCAAGAGAACAAAACGTGAACATGAGTCCCCCCGGGGCGAAACATTGTTGCGCAAATCGGCTAAACATAACAACAATATAATACACTTTTTTTCACTCTACCCCTTGAAAATAGGGGTTGGAATGCTTATATATATAATATAAGAGAAGGCAAACTGGCGGACCAAAACGGTCCTAGATATAACTGAATCGCCCCTCTGAGGAAACAGGACCATGAAAATTAAAATTCGCAGCTCAAACGGACGTCGCAGCTATTCCCGCTATTCTTCGATCCCTGCGCACGTCGCGCAATACATCGTCACGCACGCGGATGTCGAGCGCGTCGAGCAATTGCCCCTCGACCAAATCAACGCTTGGTTTTTTGAAAATTGGGAAGGCGAAGACTGGGACAATCCTACGAACTATTCCCATTAGGGCGTGTGGCAGAAATGCCACACCCCGTCAGAAAACGACGAGCGGGCGCATTTAGTTGTTGACATTCAAACCAAAAGGCATTATATTATGGGCATGACTAAGAAAAAACGCGAATGGCTTCAAGCCAAATGGAAAGAGGCGGACCAGAAGGCCCGCGCCCTATGGACCACCAACAAAAAGGATCAGGCTGCCTTTTGGTACGCGAAGGCAGATGAAATCAAAGCGGAGTTGACGCAATGAACGCAGGACAAAAACTCTTCCAAGACTATCTCAAGGCAAACGCCGAAGCGGTCAAGCGGTTCCAAGAGGAAAACGAAAAACTACGCAAACAGTATGAAGCGATCATCGAAAAGGAAAAAGGCAATGCATAACCAGAAAGCAGACGCCGCCGAATATATGGCGATCAAGTACCGAGTCCAGTCCAAGACCGAAAAAGATCTTGACAAGGCGGAAGCGCTCATGCTAAAAGCTATTGCATGGTTTGAACTAGCAGAACACCTTAGAGGAGAAAATAAATGAGTCCAGAAATGAAAGATACAATCCGCGACATGGCAGCGCATCCGTTCCGTACCCTTGGAGAATTCGCCTGTATGTTTTCAATTTTCGCCCTAGGGTATTTTTTCTTGGTAGCATTTGGAGGCTAAGTAATGACTCGCAAACATTTCCAACTTATCGCTGATGCTCTAGTTGAAGCAGAAGCAAACATTATCCAAGTTCGCATTATAGCGGAGAAGCTAAAGGAAACCAATCCTCGCTTCGATAGAGATAAGTTCATCCTTGCCGCTATGAATTGGGAGTAAAAAACTCAACCAATTCAACGGCTTAGGCGGCGCCCGGGGCCCGCTAAGTCCTTGATTTTAAAGGGTTTTTTATTTCATTTTATCCACATTTTTTTGCGCGGACCCCTTGACATTTGCCTTTGGAATGCTTATATATATAGTATGAAAAACATATTTATATTCGATCTTGATGGAACCGTAGTTGATAGCGATTGGCGCACCCCCCGCAAGGGCAATGGCTCAGTCGATATTAGCAAATGGTTAGACCTTGCAACCCCTGACAATATCGCAAAGGATGGTTTGCTTCCCTTGGCTCGCTTCATGCAAAAGGTTATCGCAGAAGGTGACTTTGTGATAGTGGCAACTGCTAGGATTATGACTGCAGCAGATAAGCAGTTCCTAATCGATAATGGTATCAATCCGAATATCATTATTAGTCGCAGTTCTAATGAGATGAAGAAACCAGACGCTGATCTGAAGTGGAACAAACTAAACAGGTTGTTTAATCTTAAGCAGTTCCAAAACAAACCCAAGATCATGTTTGATGATAATGGTTCGGTTCTTAATCGAATGAGAGAAAAGGGAATAGTTGCCCTTAATAGTGTAACAATAAACAGAAAGTTAGCTGCATGATGAATGTAAAGAAAGTGACGCCTTATCGAGATACGACTTGGTGGGTTAAATGGTTTGCCACAGGTTTTATTCTGGCAGGTGTAATGATACGAGCGGCAGGAGGTCCGCAAGTGTTAGATTTTTCGCTTACCATTGCGGGAGGTTTATCTTGGGCTTGGGTCGGCTTTATGTGGCATGACAGAGCTTTGTTGATTCTCAATGCCGTCGTGACTTCAATCATGATTGTCGGGCTCTTACGGCTTTTGCCGTAGCCCACGCCTCGCGGCGGGCGCCAGTGCGAAAGCAGTGTAAAAATATCGTGGGAAATCAAAGATTTAAGTCGTGCCCGGGGGCCAGGCAAGTCCTTGATTTTAAAGGATTTTTTCCTGAGATAGTTGTTGACATTGGTGACGGTTTGGGGTATTATGTGGCCAAGATGAAAGAGCAAAAGACATCCCAAGACGTGTTGCAAGTATGTCACACCATACAAAAAAATGCGCCTGTGGATGAATTAGTTCTTGACTTTTAGGGTGGAAAGCCTTATATTATAGGTATGAACAGAGACGACTGGCGTCGTTAAACGACTAGGCTAAAAGGCACTGAATGTCTCACAACTCAAAGGAATATCATCACATGAACAAGATCGAAAACATCATCGCTCAAATCACCGCTGAAAATGTCCAGTTTCTGACCTTGGACGAGTGCCGCGAGGTTCTCGCCACACTCGCGTGGAAAACTGAACACAATTCAGAGCGCGAAGCCGCTATTCTGGAAGCCTGCGAAGATCGTGTATATGAGGTCGAGTGGGGTGAGTACGAAGCGATAGATGATAGCGGTGCAGATGCAGAAGCTCTCGCTTCCGCGGGGTTCGGAACCGACGAGGATTATGGGTATTTCGGAGACGTAGAGGGGTATTTTTGATGCAAGTAGTGAGACGTTCGCCCTTTTCGGGCAATATCAACGTGATGGAGCTTCCCATCACACAACTGCAACTTGACCGCTGGAAAGCGGGCGAGTTGGTGCAGAATGTTTTCTGCGGTCTTTCCGCTGATGAGCGCGAGTTCATCATGACGGGCATCACCCCGCGCGAGTGGGAAGATGCTTTTGGTAGTGAGGAGTAGAAGGGTGCTTGACAATATCGACGGCGCACAAATGGTGATGGTTGACCCTAGGGAAAGCGAATATGTGATTTGCTGGTTTGGTACAGCACAGATTCACTTGTTCGATTCCGAACTAAATGAGCTGGAAGTTAAAACCATCGGAGGCGGTATCAATTCAGGCTATGATGCTCGGTGCCACGCTGAAGAATGGTTTGATGAATGGTATGATGCAGAGTATGAGGACGAGGATGAAGATTTTAGTGATTGATCCACCTTCTGGTTGGAAGTATGGCTTTCCAAAAGAATTGCCAGAAGGCGTCAAGGATACAAAGAAATGGCTTGTTGAGAATGGTTATCCACAGCATGAAATAGATTCATGCGGTGATCATTTTTATTGTCGTTTTTGGGAGCGAGAGGAAGAATGATGATTATCCCCGAAGATATGGAAGTGCCTTTATTTCGTAGAAATACGAATGAAGTAGGAAATGTGCAGTGGCTAGTTAGAAATCTAGCGGTAAAAAATCAAAATCACCCAAATTTTGATGAAGTGCTGCGCACCTTGAAGCTGGTACTAAGAGGAATTCCAAAAAGGTTTTAGTTTCAACAGGTTGACGGGGCCCCGGGGGCCAAGTAAGTCTTTGATATTGTTGACCTTTTAGATCCACTTTTTAGTTGACTTTTCCCGATTTATCACATATAATGCGTACATCATGAAACAGAGAAAACAAAACAAACCACGCAACACCATCCAGCAAGAGTGCTGGAAGTTGGGGACACATAAAATCCCCAACAAAAAAGCGTACAAGAGGAAAGGGAAAGCCAAATGGCAATATTCCCAACCCTAGTGTATGAAGGTGGAATGGTTCGTCGTGCAAGGTGGCATGATAAACTTAAATTTGTAACCCAATGGCTAAGAAAAGGATACACAATGGCCGAAGTAAACTACACCCCAGAACTGACCGCTTCCATGATTGAGCAATACCAGAGCGGCACTTCAGTTGAGGATATTGCCTCGTCGATTGACAAGAGCGTTCGCAGCGTTCGTTCTAAGCTGGTCCGCGAAGGTGTCTATGTCGCCTCGCCAAAGGCAGCAGCTAAAAAGACGCTTGGTCCGTCTAAGAAAGAGTTGCTAATCGAACTTGAGCAGGTTGCTCCGTTTGAAGTTGACGGCTTTACAGGCGCAACGAAGGAAGCAATTTCCATTCTTCTCAATCATTTCAATGAGGGGACTTTAGATGCCTAACGACCCTTGGGAAGACTGGTTTGATTATGGTGGCGAAGGCTAAGTAGCCACCAAACGGTAAGGCGGCAGAGAAGGGTCGCCAGCGGACAGGCGTAGGATGAGGGGCCGACCGCAGGAAAAATAGGGGACAAGTGTTACGGTAGCACAACGGATTCCAAACCCGTTGGACGGGGTTCAATTCCTCGGTCCCCTGCCAAATCCCAATAAAATCAGATACTTAGTGGCGCCCCGGGGGCGACGTAACCCATTGATTTCAATGGGTTTTTTTATGCAGAAAGTTGTTGACATTTCCGACGTTTTAGCATATTATACAAACACTGAAACGGCAAACAGAAGGAACTGATATGCCCTACATTACGAAGATGGATCGAAGCGACATTGATGACGGTGCCTCACCAGAAACAGCGGGTGAGTTGAATTATCTCATCACCACATTAGTTGACGATTTCTTGCTCGACAAGGGCAAAAGTTATGCGTCAATCAATGAGGCGATAGGAGCACTTGAGTGTTGCAAGTTAGAGTTGTATCGTCGAGTTGCAGCTCCCTATGAAGATGAGAAGATTGACCAGAACGGAGATGTTTATAATGTTATCAAATTCGCCTAAGATTTATTCTGCAAGCAAAATTTGGCACGCTGAAAAGTGGGTTCATGCCCGCGATGTTATGGGGTATAACATTATCAGCGGCTGGATTGACATTCCATGCGGTACACCAGACGACCCTACTGGTGCCAAACTACTGACTCCCGAAGAAAAACGACAGCTTTGGGTAGATTGCGCTCGTGAAGTTGTAGAGGCAGATATGGTTATTGTCTATGCAGAAGAAGGCGATGTGCAACGAGGTGTGCTTGTCGAAATTGGTGGCGCTCTTTCAGCAGGTACTCCCGTTTACTTGATTGGTAACTGTGAGAGTTTCCGTCCTGTGGGTCATAGCGATGCGGCGTATGCCAATCATCCTTTGTTTATGCGATTGCCAACAAGCGATTGGAAAAAGGGGTATATGATGGCGATGACCGCTTTTCGCGAATGTGAAATGAACATTGTGGCGGAAAAGGCTTTATCACTTCATACATATGCGGAAAATTTAGCAGAGAGGTTCGATCATGTTGAATCAGAAGTCCAAGCTTGAGGTGGCGCTAGATAACTGTAGTCACACTATGGAGTTAATTAGAACCATAGTGCCGATTGCGGTACTAGGGTTGCAGGTTGTAATTTTAGCGAAGGTGTTTTAATGGCGAATTATCATATTGCAATAACGGATAGTCTAAGAAAAACAGGCTATACCAGCAACAAACAAAGAAACGCCAACGGCGATTGGCATAGAATTAATGGGCTAAAAAAGCAATATGCGGAAAAAGGTTTTCCTAATGCTGTATTGGAACGTATCTATACAAGAGAAGACAGTGACAAT